TTGGTCAATAATGTCTTGATCCAAATCAACATTCACATCTGTAAAATCTTCAACAATTGACAAATCAGAAACGCTTGATTTATAAAGATTATCAATTACATGGTCGAACAAGAACGGATTTTGTTTGTTCAACACGACAACTTTAACATAACATTCTTTAAGTTTTGGAAAATCATATTCTTTCCAATCTTCAAAAGTTGTTTTGCCATCATCATATGTAATTTTATGAAACATTGAAAAAGGATTTTTTACAAAATTCATTTCACGGGTTTCTGTATCAAAGATATGAAAGCCTTTTGGGTCGTTCCAATCTGCCCATGTCATTTCATAAGGAGTACCAACATAGGTAATATTACCATCTGTTGATTTGTGATGAAAGTGACCCGTTAACACTACATCATACTTGGATAATGATTGTTTGTCAATACCACTTTCGCAAACATTGCCTCTGTCCATTTCAAAACCAGCAATCTCGAAGTGTCCAAAACAAATTTGTGCCTTTGATTCTTTCATTCGGTTAAATATATCATCCACATTGTCATCACAAATCCAAGGCACAACATCAATTGATACACCATCAAATTCTACGGTATCAAATTCTTCATATATTTCAATATTGTTATACTCATTTAATAATAGAGATGGTGAGTTTACTTCAAGTGTGTTTTTGTAGGCAACATCGTGATTGCCAATTAAAGTATGTAATTGAATACCTAATCGTTCACACTTTTCAAAAAAGTATTTGCGAGACAGGTAGAGAGAATTGAAATTGATAAACTTTCGGCGGTCAAATAAATCACCCATCTGAAAGACTGCTTTGATATCATTTTCAATTAGATATGGAAAAAATACTTCATCATAAAATTTTTGGAAGTATTTGTGAAAATCTAAAGAATCACCTCGAGCACCGAAGTGTGTGTCACCCAAAATGCATAATTTCATATTAATTGACTTTTGAAACCTTCTATTTCATCCTTGAGTTTAAGTTTTTTCTTTTTAAGGAAGGTAACTAATGCATCGTTACCATAATGTTTTTCTTCTTCTTTAATATCTTTATCTAAACCATCATGCATTTCTTGGAGATGTTTTATATGATGTTCTATTTTTAACCGGTCCATTATATCTCCTTTTCGAGTGATTGTCAATAGTTATTCAGGTAATTCTTCTTCCATAAATTTTTCTAGGCCTTTGGTCTTGCCTTCTTTTTTCTTGCGTTTATTTTCTTCAAAGTTAAAAATAAACTCGGAAATGTTATCATACAATTCAAACTGCCTCATATTTCCATTTTCATCTTCAAACATTTCATGTTCATCAAGTATACCAAATTGTTCTGTTGCTTTGTATTTGACATAGAGTTGTTTCTTCTCTTTCATAATACGGCGAAGAAATGCATAGTAGATAATCTGTGTGAAGTAGGCAAATGGATTCTTTGATTTGTCAGGATCAAAGTTGCGGAAATACATCAGGCAGTTTTCAATACCATCAGAAATCATTTCATCTCGGAAAGAATAAGAAATGAAATTAGGTTTGCGTGATAGATGGTCTGCAATTTTATAGAAACACTCTCCAATATAATTTGGTATTTGAGGATCTTCTTTACCATCTTTTTTAGCAATTGCACATTTGTCACGATAATCAATTAACGCAGACAAAAAATCCGCATTGTTCACATAATGTTTAGTTGTTTTGGTCATAAGTCACGCTCAAATAATTTTGCCTTTGCAAATCGTTTATCATATTTGTATTCTTTATAAGGTCCATTTGCATCTACATAATGCATAAAAACTTGACCCATTATCCATCCTTCAGGTGCATCACAAGTTTCACGCCAGTGGTCTAAATCACACCCACGATACACTACTCCATCACCATCGTCAAGCTCATATTCAGAATCTTTCATCCAAATAGGCCAATTGTACCTGTCATCTGATGCGGAAAGTCTTATTGTAATTGAAACTTCACAAGATGGTCTATCTGTATGGCGTGCAAGATTATTACCTTGTTTATAGATTCGTGAGTATGTATAGGTAGGAAATAATTGTAATCCTGTAACTTCCTCCATTTTAGGTTTCATCATTTTCATCAATGAATCTAATGCTAAATCGCCATGACCTCGGGTAAACGAACCAATCACTTGTTCGTCACCTTGCACCGCAGTTGGATTCCCAGCAAGTTGATGTGCCATAATAGAAAATTTCAAATACTCATAAAGATACTTTGCGGTTTCTTTAGGTATAAAGTTTTTGACAAAGGTATAACCTTTTTCTTGGAATGTTTTTTGTAGTTCGTTCATATTTACCTCATAAAGTATTGACAAAAGGCTTGACACAGCGTATCATCACGGTGTCCCTTTTGAATATTAATGTAATTTGTGCTTCTTTTTTTCCTTAAGCACTTCAAATAATTCTTCTTCATCTATTTCTTCTTCATCATAATCATCTTCTTCATTCGAGAAGTCTCTTTTTTCTTCCATTCTTTGTTGTGCCTCAATCACAACTGTACCATAATAGTCAACTAAATCTTCTTTAGGTTCAATGATTGTAAGTATGTCCGAAGAATAAAGAATTGCACTATTCTCTTTGATAACTTCAATTGGCAACCAAGGCATCATCATCATCACAGTTTGACCTGTAGGTATTCTTTTAAAGATAATATGCATTGGGTTATCTAAAAAGATGGTATCGTTTTCTTCATCTTCAATGATATCTGCCATAATATCTTCACCACTTTGAAGTCTTACTATTTTTATGTTGTTATTAGGAGTTAGTTCCATTTTTTATTTCTATGTTGTAAAACTTGTAATTAAACTTTTCTTCATCGTATATTTTAACACGCTCGATGAAATGTTTCAATGTGTAATTGGCAAATTTGCCTACACGAAAGTCATCAACAATATCAAATAGTGTCGCCTCTGTTTTATTTTCACCTATACGAAGTCCACGACCTATTGACTGAAGATTACGGATGCGGGATTTGGATGGACTGGCAAATATGATATTGTGAAGGTTACGGATATTAACACCAGTGCTAAAAGTGCCGTAAGAAGCAACAATGATTGCATCTGTTTCTTTTTCAGTAATTGACCGAACTGATTCACGAATCTCAACATCGGTGCCACCAAATACAAAAAATACATGCCTATTTTTTGCGTGTTCTTTAATATTTGCATATAAATCTTTTCCATGTTTTTCAACGAATTGAAATAATATAAGAGAGTTGCCTTCTAAAGACAATGATAAGTTACGAATGAAATCGTTTCTATTTTTGTTTTGGACAATATAATCTATTTCTGTGTTATAGTCCCAATCTTTTGCCATCTTGCAAGTTGCTTCTGGATATTTTAAAATCAGACATTTAATTTTAAAGTCAGCAAGTTGTCCTTTCTCAATGAGTTCGGATGTAGATGTTGCTTTATAAACAGGTCCAAATAAACCTTCTAATACAAGGCGATGTGTTTGTGTACCATCTAAAGTACCTGTTGTTCCTATTCTATATTTAGCGTTAGTGCAACCTGAAAGAATAGTTGTCAACGATTTGGCCTTAAACTGGTGTGCTTCATCACCAAGAACAAAGTCAAATTGTTCAAAGTATTCTTTGTCGTTTTTATAAATTGATTGCCATGTAGTAATGGTAAGAAACTTGTTTGTATGTTTTTCTTTACCTGCATATTGGCGGTGACAGTATTCTTCTGAATCATATCCATACGATTCAAAGTCACTATACATCTGTTCAACAAGTGAGGTTGTGGGAACAATTAACAATCCTCTTTTATGTTCTTGTTGTAAATAACAAACAATAAGGTATAAAATTAAACTTTTGCCACTAGCCGTTGGTGACAGTAGTAAAATACGCTTGTTGCGTATCGCATGAATAAAGGACTTTAATTGATAGTCTCTAACTTCATGTGGCAAATTTAAAGTATCAATAAGTTGTTTTGCTTCTACTACCGAATAGTTTTCAGTAGTTGAGATATCTGAATCAATTTCTAATACATAATCTCTTTCTTTACAAAACTTTTCAATGTAAGGAACAAGTCCATGATAGATTGTAAACGACCGAAGGTCGGCTAATCTTATCTTTCCATCCCACATACGAGATTTGTATGCAGGAGTAAATTGATAACCAGGAACATAAAAAGTAAAGTAATCACTCAGTTCTTGTGCAGTACCTTTATCACACTCAAACTGAATAAATGCTTCATTCTTTTTGTGGAGAATAATATCAGACACCTTGAATAAATCTTTCCCATGCTATGAAGTCACGCAATTGAAATGTGCGACTGTTCAGTTCTTTTAATATGGCGGTGCAAACTTCAACAATCTCATCATGCATAATTTTTTGTGCAGAGTATTTGTTTAAATCTTCATCACTCTCCATATATGTAGAGAGGTCTGATTTGAGAACATATGGAAAAGGATCCCATTCATATTTTTTCAAATCATCATCATCTAACTTACAAGTATGTTCAAATACTTACTGTGTAATTTGGGAATATCGAGAAGTGCCTTACCAGGTTCGGTTCGGTCAATGTCGGCGTCTTTACGCCATTCTTCCAATAGTTCGTCTAATTTGCTCATAATAAAAGCCTCCTTCAGAGGAGAATACACTAATTGACGGTGATTGTCAAGCGTTTTTTAAAATAATTTTTCAATATCGTAGTAACTGTACCTGAATGTTCCGTCTGCCGTCATTTGACTTTCAGGACTATCGGTAGCTGACATGATAAAAGTTGATAGTGTTGTGGGAAACACATCGTAGAATTTAAATCTGAAATAAGGTTTGTTTGAAGATGACAAAAGGGTAATTGAAGCATCTGAGTATTGTGGTTTTAATGATTCTCTTACACCTGCACTTTTACTTAAACGACCTAAGTTGCGATACTCAGAAAAGTCAGTTGGGAAAGTCATTGCACGAATCCAATCATGTATCTCTCTCCATGCCACAAGTTCTTCATCAATATAAAAAGTTACATTCAATAAATCATAAATTGCTTTTTCACCTGGAATATACAAATCAACAAATGGAGTATTTTGTGGTATTTCGGACAATGATATACCTGGCACACTTACTGATTGACAAAAGAATTGTGTGTTAGGTAACCTAGAAAAGTTTAGTGTAAACTTATTAGGTTGTAAAAAGTTTTGATTTGTAGGATTTCTAGTAAGTGCAGTCATAAAGTTTTCTTAATATGCAAACCAATATCAATAAGTTGTTCTTTTTCAATCATGTTGATGATACGATTTGTCAAAGTTATTTCTTGTTGAATAAAAACCATCTTCAGTTGAAGTTCTTTCAACTGTTGGTTATAAAATTCCAACTCTTTTAGTTTTCTTGCCCGTATGTCAAGCAAGTCAGACATTACTATGATATCGGTCATACTCTATTACATCAAGTTGGAAATCTTGAACGCACGGTAGTAAACATTGGAGTTTACATTGATTGTTCCAGAACCAACTGTTGTACCTTCTGCAAATGGGTTGGCAACGAGACCATAGCGTGTCTTGAAACCAATTTTTGGTTGGAAGGTACCTGTGTCAACTGCACGAACCATTTGTAAAGGAACATATGGGCAGTAGAACAAGCCAGCGTCATAAGCGTTAGAACCCTTATAACCAACAACAGCGAACTCAGATGTAGATGATGTTGGGAAGTATGGGTCGATATAGACCTTGATACGACCAAACAATGTACCTGCAAATGTGTTACCTGTGTCATCAACTGTCAATGAAACATTTGATGCAAGAGCAGAGTTGTAATCAAGAATGCCTGCCATAGCGAGTGCAGATGCAACATCGCTTGAGCAAATCATAATGTTACCTTTACCTCTACGAGTTGTCTTGGCAATTGTATTAGCTTCACGCTCGATTTGGAACGCAAGGCCTTTAACTTTTTCAACCATCCAACGACCATTTGAGTCGGTGTCTAAGTCGAATGTACCAGCCTTAGTTGTACCTACTTGTGCGCCAACTTTTGCAGTTGCGTAGATTGTGCGAATAACTTCACGGTTAATTTCAGCAAGAATAACTGCTTTCAAGTCTTGTGCAAGTTCCATTGAGTATTCTGCTTTCAATGCACGGCTACGAGCAGTTACAGTAACTTTCTCAATAGAGAATGCCATTTCTTGGAACACATTAGATGCGCCATCGCCAAGAGCTTCTGATTTACCAGTAGTCATTGTATTTGGTAATGATGCAAACAATGTGTTAGCAAAAACATTACCTGTAGCAGCTGTATCAGACTGCAATGAAATTGAAGGAACAGCAGCAGTAGCACCACCAGAGAAGCCATAGCGTGAACGCATTGCAAAAATCAAACCAGTTGGACCTGTCATTGGTTGAACGCCTGCGATATCATAAGCGATAAGGTTAGGCAATGAACGGCGAACTAGAGAAATAAGGATTGGATCGAAACCTGCAACAGGTGATGATGCAGAACCACCAAAACCGCCAGAGGCGACTGTGTTGGTCATTGAGTTTGTTGGACCTGCTTCTGTAAGAATACCTGCAGCCTTTTGCATTTCTTGAGCTTGATTCTCAAGAACAACAGCAGTTACAGCCTTCTTATATGGGTCTTTAATAGGTGCTAATTCTGGATGATCCAGAACGCCTTCCCATTTTTTTTGTAATTGTTCGGACAAATACATTGAGATTCTCCTTAGAGTTTAATTAAATTTTTGTTTTAGAAATCGCTTGTGATACCATTGCAACTAGAGGGTCGTTAATATCAACCTTCTTAGCATCAGTATCTTCTACCTGTTCGTGTAAGTCTTTTTCATCTGCTTTTTTAACACCAGATGGGAAATAGTTCTCACGAATTGTCTCAATCTTATTTTTGTATTCGTCCTCTGTGGAGAATTCTACACTCTCTGCGAGTGATTTGATTTTTTCGATTTGAGTTGTTGTGAGACCATCACATACTTCACGGGTAATTTCATTCTTGCGGGACTCTACAAGTGCTTTTGCAAAACCAACACCACGCTCGATTTCTTCGTTGAGTTTACCTTCAAGTTCTTCAACTTTACCGGCAAGTTCATCAACCAAGTCAACTTTTTCAGTTGGAACATCGATGTAATGTTCTGCAAATAGATTGCGTAGACCTGCAATAAAATCTTCTGTGAGTTCAGCACGGAGACCGGACTCAATAACATAGTTGAGGTAGTCATCTACTTTAGTAGTTAAGTCGGCTTTGATTTCTGTAACTGCTTCTTCGAGCATTGAGGCATATTTTGTCTCAACTTCTTCTTCAATTTGTTGAACACGGTCTAATACACGAGCTTCAAAAATTGTAGCAGCTTTGGATTTGAATTCTTCAGAAATGGTAGAATCGTCAGAAAATAATGCATCAATATCTTCTTTCATTTTCTTCTTCATCATTTCTTTCTTTTCGTCATCATGCATTTTTTCAGCAATGATTTCTTCATCTTTTTGGCTTGTTATTTTGAGGAGTAGGACCGCCTAGGTCTACTGCATCAGCACCTGCTAATTTTTCTGGTGGCATAGCTGGAGCTGATTTCTTGCTTCCTGCAAGAATGTCTGCTGCGGCTTCCATGAGTTTATTTGTTGCCATTAGGAATCTCCTTATGATTTCTTATTTATAAAATTAAAGTTTTCTGAGGTAATTTTCGAACAGTTTTAGAGCAGTTTCCTCTATTTGGCTTTTGGAAGCTCTCTGAATTGTCTTTTTAAAACGGTCGTGGTCTGCTTCTACAAACTTTCCATCAACCATCATCCATTCTTTGTTTTCCATGATACCGTTAACAAAGGCACCCGGTGCTGATGGATCCGCAACAATGTCTGCGGCAGTCGCAAGGCGCAAGTCATCTTGAACCAAATTGTATCCTTCTCTAGTTTGAGTTAAAGAACCCAAAGCTCTTGAAGAAACGCCAACCTGAATATCGTTATCGATAAAGTTTTTTACAATTTGTCCGTATGGTGTTTCAAGAATTAGTGCTTTACCGTAAAATGTGTTACCATCTTCTTTGAGAGACACAATTTTATGTGATACTCTTTCAAGGTTAATAGATGGTGTATCTGGATGTCCTAATTCACCCAAAGCACGGTTTGTATCGATGAATTCTTCTGTATAACGCTCAACTTCTCGGCGTAATGTATCCATCTTATACATGCGATTGTTTTTGTTGACCTGTTCGCCAACAAGGAAAGTTCCTTCAATGAAAAGTTTCTTTTTACCGTTTTCTGTTGCTTCGGT